GCCATGTCGAATGTTGCATCTCCGACCTGTCGGCCCGGCACGGTGCGGTCGCCCTTCGGCAGTCGGACATTGCCGACGCTTCTCTTCGGCGACTCGTTGGACTTAGGGTTAGACGGCTCGTCAAACGAGACATCGTCGGACGTGCCGACCTGCGTCTCCTCCAGGCGAGCGGCACGCCGAGCATCGGCAGCTGCGGCCTCGGTGCCGTCATCCAGCTTGCGAACGGGAGCGGTGGCGGGATCGGGAGCGGAGAGCGCGGCGTCGAACTCCTCGGCCCAAGCCCTATTGCGGTCGGCGAGAATCTGCCGCAGTGCGTTCTGCTTCACGCCGCCGGGGTCGTCGCCGATGGTCTCGATCAGACGCTGCACGCCGGCATGCGTGGACAACTCCTCGCGGATCGCCTCCGCCGAATCAGGCAGTGGCTTCTGGCGCCGGCCGTTGGCCGCCTTCTTCGGGGGCTTCGCCGCCTTGACCGCATTATCGACGTGCTTGGAATGCCGCTGGGCCTCGAAAGCCTCGCGGAGCATTTGCTCGAACAGGCTCATGGCCTACCCCTTCCTTCGGAACGGTAAGCCGGCCTTTTTCTTGGGCGGAATGCCGCTCTTGCCCTTGAACGGGAAGCCGCCCTTCTTCTTGGGCTTGTCGTCGTCGTCCTTCGAGTCCTTGGCGGCGACCTTCGCGTCGGCCCGGGGGATGTCGTCCTCCTCGACCTCCGGCGCCTTGCTGGAGCCGTTCTTCTCCTCCACGAGATCGGCGAGGTCGTTGCGCTCCTCGTCCGCGTCCTCGTGCGCGACTTCCTTCTTCTTGTCCTCGTGCTCGCAGTTCTTCAGCAGCGCCTTCTTGAGCATCCGCTCCAGGGCAGCACGAGTGAGGTCGCGGAAATCGAGGTCATTGGAATCAGCCAAGTGAGCACCTCAGACGTAGGCGTTAAGGATTTGGAGTGCGCCGCTCTGCTGTGCGGCCTGGAGCTTTGCGGCAGCCATCTGCTGTGCCATCTGCACAGACCAGTCGCTCTGCCCGAGCGCGTGCTGGATCATGGAGAGCTTCTGCGACTCCATCTCGCTGCCGAACTGGTAGTCGAGGCGCTGCGCGGCGTTGGTCTGGTCAGCCTTCAGCTGCGTCTGAGCGGCGGTGTTCTGGGCACCCGCGCGAGCCTGGACGCCAGCAAGTGCAGCGGCGGAGTAGTTGCCCTGCCCGCGGCTTACGCCCGCCTTGTCCAGCTGCTTGAGGTTGCCTCGCACGTCGGCTGCGGCATCGCCTTGAGCCAGCTGGTTGTTGATCGCTGACGTGGTGCTGACATCCTGCGGCTGCTGCCACGTCGACTGTGCGGAGTAGTTGCCCGGCTTGCCGGCCCCCGACCCTGCACCGCCGGCCGCGGCGCCCGTCGGCGAGACGGGAGCGGGCGTGTAGGAGCCCATCGGGTGCGACTGCGCTGTTCGCGCCCGCCACGGGTACTTCGATGCGGACTGGTCGGTGGCGATCATGCGTTGTTTCGCAGGATGTTCATCATCCGGCGGATGTTGGCGCTGCTGATTCCGGCGGCGTAGCCGATGTTGGCCGACTGCACCTGCGCGGCCAGATCGACCTGCTGGCTGGTGCGCGCGTTCATGTCCTGCGAAATCTGCGCTTGGTTGTTCAGGCCAGAGGTGGACGCTTCGGAGCGTCGGGCCTGAGCATTCGCCATCTGCTGGGCGTTGGCCTGATCAGCGGTCAGGCTCATGTTGGCCTGATCGTTCATCGAGGTCGCGCGGGCGAACTGCGTGGCGCGCTGGTCGGCGCCGGGGGCGGCAGACAAAAGGCCATTAAGGGCGCCCGCGTTGGTCGCGGGGCCGACTTGAATGCCTGTCTGATACGAGAGTCGCCTGTCGTCGCCCGCTGCCATGTGCCGGCCTCCGTAGGGTTTGTGGCCTACGAGCCGGCATCTGCGACAAAAATCAGGGCCGGGCGTCGGGGTACTTTGCCCCGCGGTAGATCGCCATCTGGAGGAGCCGTTTCCCTGCGAAAACCGAGTACGGGAGGGAGCGCTTGCTCGCCTCCTCCATCAGCCACCCTTGATCCCCGGCGATCAACTCCTCGTTGTCGCGGCACCACTGGATGCCCATCTCGTCCATGGCCCGCGCGCGGGCGTTGCACTTGCACGTCGGGCTGGACGTGATCCCAATCAGCTTCAGGAGGCCCTTGAGTGCCGTGCCTGCCCCAGGCGGGGGCGGAGGCTTGGGCGCAGCCGGAGCGGGCTTAGGGCGTGGATAGGCCGGGTGAGTCTCATCCACGAGCCAGCGCCCATCCGCGGCCTCCTTCACGCAGGGCATGACCTCGTCAACCGTGTAGCCGCGCTCTTTAGCGCGGGCGATCAAGTGCTCTGGCTTGCAGGCTATCACTCGGGATGACTCCTGTTAGGGGAGCGGGTTCTCGTCGTCGGATCGAGGGCTAACGGCGCCAAGGCACTCCGCCTCGGTGTTGCTCGTGCCGCTCGGGGTGCCGTCCGGGCATTCGGGAAACGCCTCCGAGACGGTGACTAGAGTCTCGATGCACGACCCGCCGCTGACGGCAACCCAGCATGGGCGCTCGTAGTAGCACGCCTCCTGGCACAATCGGAGGCCGGTGTAGGCAAAGCCTTGGTTCGGCAGTTCAGAGCAGTTTGGCATGCCGCCGGGGTTAGGCGGCGTGTTCGGAGCCATGTCGTTCCAGCAAGGGAGGCATTCCCCGTTAGCGCACACCCAGCCATTTCCTGCCGAGCAAACTTGCTTGCAAGTTGTTTCGTTTATGAAAAAGGTGTCGGTTAAAACAGCCGAGCACAGAACATCCCCGGGAGCGCCGTTTCCATCGAGAAGGCAAAATTTGCATTCGCCGTTTTTGCACCACCACCTGTATACAGGCTCCTTGCACTCCTCGCCGCATGCGTTGGGGTCTTCGTAGAGGGGGAGGCCAGCCGGGCAACGCACATCCCCTGGTTTGACTTCGCCGGAAGCAACGCACCGCCTGCACCGACCGCGGTCGCAGAACCACCGATAGCTCGGAGGGGGATTGCACGCCTCCTTACACAGCTTCTCGGTCTCGTAGAAGGTCACGCCGCCCTGGCACGGCTCGTCGTCGTCGGCGCAGTTACCGCCGGCGCAGCACTTCTTGCACTTCTTCCCCGTGCCATCGTTTTCGCAGTACCACTTATAGATTGGTTTGTCGCAGACCCGCTTGCATTCTGCCTCAGTCCCGTAGGGGCCGCTCACCTCGCGGACATCCTCGCCCTGCGGCGCGTCCTCCTGGCACACCTTCAACGTGCGGTACGGAGTATCGGGGTCGTTGTACGACCAGCACTTGATTTTCTCGCACTCGCGGGCGCAGGCGGCGCTGCCGTCGTGCGGGCCGGATCGCTCGAACCCGGGATCGCACTCCGCCTTTTGGCAGTACGAGCCCATCTCCGGCGCGCCCTGCGAGACCCAGCAGCAGTAGTAGTTGTCGCACTCCTCGTCGCACGCGGACTTGGAGCCGTACCCCTGCGCGCCCGGAAAGGGAGGGTCAGGCAGCTGCTGGCACTCGTCGCCGAGCGTGCCGCAGTACCACTTCTCGCGCATGCAGTTGACGATGCAGTCGTTAAACGTGTCGTACTCCTCGCAGAACGCCCCGAACGAGCACTCAAACGGCGGCCCCTCCTCCGCGGTGACCTGACACTTCTTGTTGTCGATACACCAGTACTTGATCTTCAGCGGGTCGCAGGCGTCAGTGCACTGCTCGACGGTGATGAACGGCCCAGCGATGGGCGTGTAGCCGACGATGGTGGTGACGCACTCGTAGCCGTTCGGGTCGGTCTTGCTCGCCACGCAGTAGTACTTGTCCCCACACCCAGCCTTGCACAGGGCGTCGTCCTCGTAGGGCCCGGATCGCGTGAGGCCGGGATCGGCGCACTCGCTGCGGACGCACTCAGACCCCTTCGAGAAGTCGTAGCTCTTGTAGCAGCAGTAGATGCCGTAGTCTTTCAGGCAGTTGTCGTAGCACTCTTCCGCGGTGTCATAGATGCCGAGCGCGTCTATTGGTTCGTTGTCGCAGCTGTAGTCGGAATGGCAGTACCACTTCGGCTTTTCCACGCAGGCACGCATGCAGGTCGCGAGGTCGTCGTATTGACCCAACGCCCCCGCGGGGTCGTTGTCGCAGCTGTAGTCCGTGTGGCAGTACCACTTCTTGCAGCACTTGTCGACGCACGCCTGGGCAAATCTGGCGAGCGCCCCCCCCGCCCTCAAGATTCCGCCGACCCCGCGCATGAGGCTCATTATTTAGCCTCGCAGTCGGCAAGCGGGATTGTGAAGAGAACCGTGCCTTCGCCCTCGGGCGCCGCGCCGAGGTAGTACACGGCTGGGCCAAGGAAGTCCAAGCCGCCGCCGACGCGGCCGTTCGTGACTGGCGTCACCCGCTCGAACGGTATCTCGGCGTCAGTGTTCGACTGCGACTCACTGAGCCAAGCGTCGATGGAGACCTTCTTCACCACGAGGCACCGCCGAGCGGCGTCCACCTCCAGGCCCGTGACGACCTTTATCGAGCGCGGAGTCTTTCGGAACGTGAGATTCCACTCGCGGTCGATGAAGTCGCCCGCCTTGTCCACGGAGATGTACTTGTCTGCCGGCGGCTTGGCGGCGACGGTGATGCTGCCGCCTACGATCCGGTCGCTGTCGAGGATCGCAACGCCCGTGCGGGATGCGAGCACCGAGATGGTGTTGTGCTTGATTTTGATGTACCGGCCGGCGAAGTACTGCCCGTCGCCGCTGTCGCCCTCTGGCTGCGACTGCTCAAGGTCGGGGCGCGCGGTGTACGGCTCCGGCAGCGGGACGGGAATCTCCTCTTCCTCCGGCCCGCTGCCCGACGGGTCGATCCTCCCGCGGCGCTCGCCCTCGCTTGTCTGGAAGTCGAAGTTGGGGAACTGGTACTTCCGCAGGCTGGGCGTCACGAGGCGCAGCGCCGGAGAGGTGTAGTCCAACGTCGTCGGCCCACGCCAGCGGCGGGGCGTGGCGCAGTGGAACGCTGCGGAGGTGGCGGCGCTCACGGCGGCAGGGTTCACTCCGCCGTCCACCAGCGCCTGCTGGAACACACCGCCTCGAAGGTCAGGAGTCGTGGCTCCCATCAGCTGCTCCCCGGCTGCGGTGACGGCACGCCGAACACGTCCAGCTGGTGGATCACCACTCGGCCAGACTCGCCCGCATCGCCCGAGAACTCCAGGGCGACGTGACGGTCGTTCCCGCGCACGTCATCTATAGTCTTCCCAGAGAACAGGGCGCGGCACACGCCAGAGGAGACGTTCTCGGGCAGCTTCCCGGCGTCCATGTCTATCCGGGTTACGGGCTCCTGGGTGTCGGAGACGAATCCCGTCCCGCGATCCCGGGGCGCCACGTTGATGCGCGGATGCTTGGCGTTGTTGTAATACATGCGCAGCTTCAGCGTGCTCGGCCCCGCCGTCGGCGTGAACAGCACTGCGATGTTGCGCGCGCCGCCGTCGGGCAGCCCCTGCTGGGCGATGGAGTCGTTCGGGTATTCGAGGTTGCCGGTCTTGAACGAGTACGGGATCGGCACCTGCCCTTTCGTGGCGAAGTACTCCGCCGCGGCCTGCTCCCCGTCTTCGGGTGCTTCGATCAGCAGCTGGCCGCCCGGGTAGCCGTACCCCGGAACGCGGACGTAGATTCCGAGCAGCTGCCCCTCCGGCGTGATGGCGCTCTCCAGAACGGCTCCGTTGCCTTCTGTCGCCGTGACGGCCGGGGGTCTGGTGTAGCCGCTCCCCGGGTTCGTTATGGTCACATCGCCAATGGCGCCGTCGGCATCGTCATAGCTTCCAGACTCCAGGCGGTGAGCCGTGCCGCGGGTGGAGCCGTAGACGGCGCGCTTCTGGCCCGAGGGGAACGCCACTGAGGCCGCGCCCACCAACGGAGACGGGTAGCGCTCCTCCCACCATGCGTCGTTCAAGAACGAGTAGCACAGCATCCGGGTCGGGTAGTCGCCTTCCCCGTCGCCGTAGAACCGCACCGAGCACCGCAGGCAGTACGAGGTGCTGTCGGCCACCACGCTGAACCACTGCGCCTTCGTCAGGTCGATCTTGTCGGTGAACAGATCGGTGAGGCCGTTCGAGATGGGCTTGATCCTGCCGCTGGCGTCCATGGCGTAGACCCCCATGGCATCCATGGAATAGATCATGCCCTCGTACTCGTCCCAGCACCGCTGGCTCAGGCAGCCCCGATAGCCGCCGATGGCGACGTTCACGTCCACGAGCGGCTGGCTGACGTATGTGATCCGGTAGTAGTGGCGCGACTGCATCACGCCGAGCGTGCCGCCGAACGGGATGAGTGCCGTGATCTGGTCGGCCCCCTTCACGTTCGTCTGGATAACGATGTCGTTGATGTCGGGCATACTCTCCGGCTCGTCCACCTCGGAGTAGCGGAGAGTGTTCGGCTCCTTGCCAGACGGGTCGACTGCGCACCAGAGCCTGTCTTGGAAGATCACTGCCACGGCGAACTGGCTCGGAGGGATTCCGAAGCGGTTGGCGTTCAACTCGCCGTTCGGCAGGATCACGGGCAGACCTGCGTACCCCTCGCGGTCGTAGTTGCGCAGTTCCTCGTCGGTGAGCGTGTCCTCGTCGCCCTCCCCGCCCACGCGATAGAGGGTCAGGGACTGGTTCGAGGTGGTGCGCCAGCGCTCCAGCGTCACGCCCCTCTCGCCAGCTGCCGCACGGGCCGCGGCGTATCCCTCCCAGACCAGCTTCTCCGCACCGTCGCCGGCATCGACCGTGCAGAGCGGCGACAGGCTGGAAGGGATCGGCCCGCCCCTGTCCTTCGGCGTGTTGTCGATGTAGCGGTAGAAGCAGTCGTACTTTCCGCGGACGTGCGCCCGCGCGATAGCGACGGCAGCAGCCCCGCCCTGGATGGCAGTGATTGTCGGCGGCTCGGTGTATCCGTTCCCGCCAGACAGGAGCGCGACCCCGGTGACAGTGCCCTTTGAGACCGTGGTCTTCAGCGTCATCCCGAAGCCACTGTCAGAGGCGATCTCCAGCTTTGGGATCGTCAGGAAGTTCTGGCCCGCCGAGATGATCTCGACCTTGGCGACCGGAGCGCCGTCCTCGGGCTTGGCTCCTTGGGCGGGCGGGGCGAGAGTGGGCTTGAGTTCCAGGCCCGAGGCGTGCGTCTCCGAGAGTTCGATAGAGGGCGTGGTCTCGTAGCCCTTCCCGTGCTCTGTGATCTTGATGGAGTCCAGCTGGCCGTTCCGCAGGAACGCCTGGGCCTTGCACTCGCGCTCGCACGCCCCGACCACCGTGACCTCTGGCGGCTTGAAGTACTGAGCGCCGTACTCCACCACGTCAATGCGAGGGATGTAGTACCGCGCCTCCCCGACGGCCTTCACGACCGGAGCGTCCTTCGGGGCATCCACGCCCGCCGGCACGATGGTGCCGTCGGTCAGGTCAATGCGATCCGGTCGGCCGTGGCCGTGGTAGATATACCCGTACTGGTGCGGGCCAATAGCGACGGTAGCCGGGGTTTTGTCGGGTACTGGCACGGGAGCCTCACGAGACGCTCTGGGTGAGGTGGACGGTGCCGTCCTCCTCTATCAGGATCAGCTTGTCACCGCGGCCCACGCCGCCCGGCGTCGGGAACAGCTGGGTCACCAGCTTCTCGGGCGCGCTCCTCATCTCTTTGTCGTACTGCACCTGCGCCATGCCGGCGCGGCTCGTCAGCTGGCCGGGCACACGACAGGTCAGGTTGATCTGCTGCACAGCCCCGCCCGGGGGCACGGCGTAAGAACTGCAATTGCTTATGATCCCGCCGAATCGCGCTATACGGAGCATGCGGCCTCCTGTCAGGCAGTGCCGCCATCAGGGCCGTAGCTGTTGCTGCCCGCGTAGTTCGGGCCTGGGCTGTCAGGCGTCCGGTCGTAGGGCGCACGGCGGCCCGAGATCGGGGCCAGCACGTCGCCCTCCATCGCCGACTTCAGGTCACGCTGGTAGAGGCCGGTGGCGCCCTCGACGTTCTTGCCCATCAGGCGGGCGAGGTAGACCTCGGTGCCCGAGAGCAGCGCGGAGTACATCTGGTTGCTCATGTCCAGATGGTCGCTGATGACGTACTTCGACAGCGGGTAGGCGCCAAGGTCGTCTTCGAGGGTCAGTTCCGTGGACGAGTCGCGGGAGGCGATCTTGCTCTGCGCGAGGTACGGATAGAACCCAGCCAGGGACTCGGGCACGTTGGCCGGAGTGCCGACGCGGAAGATCGCGCCCTCGCAGCGGGTCGGGAAGTTGACGTTCGTGCCGTACACCTTATTGCCGGTCACGGTCACCTGCCCGGTTCGGCAGTAGGACTCGTATCCCATCAGAGAGAGCGGGGACGGCGTGCGGCGGTAGGTGAAACGCAGGAAGGTGCCGGCGGGAAGTCGGCCGGCGATCTTCAGCACCCAGCGGTCGTACTTCGCCGGGTCAGTAGATCGGGAGACCGTCCACCACACCGGGAACCCGAGGGTCAGATCGTTCTGCTCCAGGCGCAGCCACTCAGCTGGGGTGACGTAGGAGGTCGTCGTGGTCTGGTCGGGGAGGCTGATCGCGTCCACGTTCTTACAGTCGACCGGAAGGAGATAGGTGTTCTCCCCGGCGACCGTCGTGATGTTCCCCTCGCTGATGTGCCACAGCCAGTCCTTGATCGAGCACACGTCCCGGTAGGCGTGGTGCAGGGCGGCCCTGAGAACACGGTGCTCCTGATCCTGCGAGCCCCCGCCCGAGGTCTGCATCAGGTATTCCATCGCGTCTTGCGCGGCGAGCGTAAACATGCTCATGGGAGTCTCTCCGTGGATACTGTTCTAGTGTACAGGTGGCCGAGAGTTCAGCCTAAGTGTTTTCGGTGTCGCGCGGCACGCGGCAGCGGCATCTACTTCTCGGCTTGCGGCGACGGCGCAGGTGTAGGAGCAATGGCAATAGAGGCGCGCACGATGCGCTCTTTCTCCAACGTCGCCGCCGTGGCCGCCGACAGCGCCGCCCTAAGTCGCAATTTCTGCTCCGGTGTCATCTGATCATTCGCCATCCGTGTCGTCCTTTTTGGGAAGGTATTCGGGTGAAAATACGATTGGCGCTGGCGACTCCACGAACCAAAAATCCTCCGCCACTTTCGTGAATGTGATCCGCGTGGGGAAAAACTGCGGTGTGAATACGCCCGCTAGTTGCGACGGCTTGTCGATGAAACACTGCCCAAAGGTTGAAAATTCCTTGTCGAGTTTGCCGTAAGCCAACGCTGATACACCCGTCGGAACGCGCACATGAATACAACCGCCACCGACCCACAGCAGGACGATAGTCGAGCCGATGGGGATCGGGCTGGCCGCGTCAGGCAGTTCAGCGACCAAAAAACATACGACTGGGGCATCGTCGGCAACGAGAGGCGGTTCGACTGGGTTTTTATCATCGGAGTTCAGGTAGATGAAGCGGTGGCAATCGTCGTGCGTCAGCTTTCGATACCACTCGTCGGGCGCAAGCACGACAACGCCACGAGGCGCTACCGCATCAGCGTTGACGGCCTCGCGGCGGAACGTGACATTCCCAGCCGCGTCGACCACCATGTCGTTTCGACCGGCTGCGGTGTTGCGCAGGCCGTAGTGTCCGGTGTCTGAAACGTATGCCGACCACCCAGCCGATCCGACCGACAGCGACACAGAAGACGATCCGGCGCCGGCGGAAATCGCCAGGGGGCCGGTCATCGTGTCGCCCGTGACGTTGACGTACCGGGGGTCGAGGGCAGCCGTGAGGCCGCCGATGGCCGAGACGTTGATCGAGCCCGCCGCAAACGAGTGCGCAGCGCCGGTGCTCGTGATGCTGCCGCCGACTTCGAGATCGCCGACGGCGGTGATGCCGCCCTCGACCTTGAGCGCCACCTCTCCGGCTTTGGGCGAGTACGAGATCGCCAGCGGGCCGGTCATCGTGTCGCCGTTGGCGAGAACGTACCGAGCGTCGAGAAGCGTCTGGTTGATGTATGGCTTCTGGTCGGAGCCGGCAGTGATGGCGTTGTCTGGATCGGCGGAGACGAGGCCATCCCAGCCAGGAATCTTCGTCTGGTCGACGTAGATGCCGACGCCGTCCATGCCGCTAGCGACGGTGGCGATGTTGAACGGCACGTTCGCCACGCCCGTGTAGACCTTGCCGTCGCTGCCGATGCGAGTCGCGTTGCCCGCATCCGAGGAGACCTCGGTAGGGCCGGCGGCGCCGGGGTCACCCTTCGGGCCCTTGATGCTCTCCCAGCTGCTGCCTGTCCAGACCTTCACGTCGTCCATGCTTTTCTCCATGAGGGGGCGGCCAGATTGCCGGCCCCCGCTGCGCTCGGGTGGGAATCAGACTACGGGGCCATCACCAGCCAGAGGGCGCCGACGCGCTGCGCCGTCGGAGTGTCCAGCTGCTTGTAGACCTCGGCGTTCTCGCCGTCCTGGCCGTCTGCGCCGTCGGCGCCGTCCACCCCGTCCTTGGCGGCCGGGAGAGTGAAGTCGAACACGGCCGCATCGGTCGTACCCGAGTTGGTCACGACCGGCGTCGAGCCGACAGCACCGAGCGTCACCGACCCCGCCATCACGGTGGCAGCCGCACCCGGCGCGCCGTCCGCACCGTCCGCGCCCGCCACGCCGTCGGCGCCAGCCGCGCCGTCGGCACCCGTGTCACCCTTCGGGCCACGGATCGGGCCGACGTTGGTGTAGCTGCCGCCCGCGTAGACGAGACCGTCTCCGGGGTTCGAGCCGGCCGGATAGCCGGCGGGAACCGGATCGGGGACGATGTACATCGAGCCGTCGGTCGGTGTGCCAGCTGGCGGCCACGTTGCCGAGGGCGGCTGGATCGTCACGCCGCTGCCGTCTTTCCCGTCGACGCCGTCCTTGCCGTCCTGGCCGTCCGCGCCCGGGGCGCCGTCGGCGCCATCAGCACCGTCCGCACCGTCTGCGCCCGGCGCGCCTGCCGGGATCGAGAACGCGAGCACGACCTTGGTCGGGTCGGCCGACACGTCAGTCACCGACACCTGAGTGTTCGGCGCTCCGGTCGTGACCGTGCCCACCTCGACAGATACGTTCGTGCCGTCGGCGCCTGCTGCACCGTCGGCGCCGTCCGCACCGTCCGCGCCCGCGGGGCCCTGCGGCCCGACGATGCTGATCCACTCCGTTCCCGTCCAAATCCTCACGTCAGCCATGACAGTCCCTTTCGTTAGATGTCACTGATGGTCTTCACTTCGGCCAGTTCTGATATGTGCCTCACTCGCGGCGACCCGTCATCGATCCAGACATCGCCCTCGCGCTTCGCGACCGGCTGCGTGCCTTGAACAAACACTGAGACAGACTGCCCGTCGGCGCCAGCTGGCCCCTGCGGGCCAGCGCCAGTTCCCGCGGACGTGATCGGCGCCCACCGGGCACCGTCCCAATAGCTCAGGCTCGCCATTGCTTCCCTCCCGCCCGCTGGCGGCGCTTCTCGATATAGCCCAGCACTCCAGCCAGCATCGCCAGCACCGAGCCTGTCGACGCCGGGTCGATCTCGGGTACGGCGGCCACCGGAGCTTCGGCGGTCAGGACGACGTTGTCCAAAGCCATGTATTCAGTGCCGCTGTTGACCCCCTCCGTGAAGGTCGGAGCAATCCACTGGATCGTATGGCTGCCCGCTTCCAGTAGTCCCGGCCCATCCAGCGTCACGGTAAAAGGGACATTCGATTCGCTATTGGTGAACGTCCCAAGTGAACTCCCATCAAGAAGGGCGCTCACTTGATAGGACGGGAAGGTGGGGTATTGGTTGGTATTCCCCTGATAGGTGAAAGACAGGCTGATGCTGTCCAGGGCGGTGGCCGTGGTGAACGTGATGCTCTGGTAGGTCGAGGTGCTGAAATACTGGATCAGCCCGGCATTCCCCAGCGGCGACCCCAGGTTCTCGATCCCTTTGTTGGGGGTGTTCCACGTCGCGCTCACCCCGTCGTAGAGATAGCTGGCCTGTGCGGTCAGCGCCCCGGCGCTTGCGTTTTCAAAGTCGAATCGGAAGACATCGATGGTGCCTGCGTGGGCCCGGCCCTCGCCCCCTGCAAGGGACAGGACGAATGCGAACAGCACTGCTGCGGCTTTCTGGAGCTTCATGGAATCTCCTCTGTCCTGGGTGGGTGCGTTCATCTCAGTACGCCGCCTTCCATCGAATGCCCGAGAATGTCGCCTCGCTTGATCGTGCGCCGGGACTGCAAGAGATGTCTCGGCTCTTGCTGCTCACCGAGCAGAACCCGTATGTCACCGCTGTGCCCACAAGCCGCATAGCAAGCGGATAGCTCGCATCAAGTTCCGCCATCGGGAACTGTGGGGGAAGTCGCAGCGGCACCCACGAGCCGCTGCCAGCGCCGAATGACAGGGTGCCCTTGAGTTCAATGAACCCACCGATCATCCTTGCCTGAATCTCGGTAGAGACAGACTCCCTCGCCCCATCCATGCGCACCATCCATGTCCAATCAATATCGGGCGGCGGCATTTTCGTACCACCCACAAGCATCAACTTCACCTCGTCCAGCACCGACTTCTTAAAGTCGGCCAGAGCCGGATTGTTGATCGACGGTGAGCCAAGCGGGTTGATGGCCGCAATCCGGTCATCAATCTGCTTCCTGCTGTACAGCATCAACGCCATCTGGTTGTCGAAGTCGGTCTTGCTGAACGCTTGGTCGATTCGGATGAAGCGGTCGTCGCACTGCTTCTGCGTGTAAACGTCAGTCCGGTAGGCGAACTGATCGATGTCCACAAGCGTGAGGAACTTGCCGTCGCACTCGGTCTTCGTGTAGGTCTTTGCCTTCTCCGCGTATCGGGCGTCGGACTCGACGCGGGTGTAGATCGAGTCGAAGACCGCCTGCATCTGTCCGCGCAGGAGATTGCCCGACGCCAGGGTTTCATACCGAGCTTCGGCGTCCACCGACGTGACGTAGCCGGAGAGATCGACTGTCGGCGCCGCCTTGGACTCCAGCTTCTCGATGCGAGGCAGGAGGGCGTTCAGTTCATCGAGGTCGGTCTTCATCACGACGTAGTCGATGGATGCCCCGGTTGCGAGCACCAGCCGCTCACCGTAGCCCTCGCCCGTGTCTGTGTAGGTGATGGCGACTCGCGGCTCGCTGGCATCACCGAACCCGTAGCCCTCTGCCGTCACTACCTTGGCGAGCAGGTTCTGCTTGTTGTCTTGCTGCTTGGCGTAGGCCGACAGGTCAGAGACATAGGCGAGGAACTGGAGTTCCCCGCCGGGGCCGCCGATCTCGATGCCCAGCTTGCCGTTGGGGTACTCGGGGAAACGGGCGAAGCCCAGCGAGGTCTGAGACTTGGTGAAGACGAAGCTCTGGGCCTTCATCAGATTGGCGGTGATGTCCTGCGAAACGCTATCCAGTAGGGCATAGCTCGACAGGTCTACCGTGCCGCCGGTCGCAGCACTGGCGATGGCCGCATCGACTTCAGGCTTGGTGTAGTAGCCGGAGAGATCGACCGTGCCGCCGGTCAGCGCGAAGATGTCCACCATCTGCGGCGGGCCAAACGGCTGGTCGAGCTTGTCGGAGGTCAACTTCATCCACTTGCCGTCAGGCTCTTGCTGGACAAGCAGGGACGGGTTTTGCGGGGTGGGCAGCCCCGCCTCGCTCTTGACGATCTTGGCTACGGACTTGTTGGCGCCGTTGATGACGATGGTGGTCTGGTATTGCTGGCGAACCAGGGTCACCAGGGCACCGGCGCCCTTAAAGAAGTGCAGGCCGTCCTCGTAGTCCGCGAACGCATCCTCCAGCGCCTGCGGGATCGGGGCGGATGGCTGCGGGGGCACGCCTTCGTGGACTGCGATGGCGTTGGCGGGAATCCCGGCGAGGGCGTCGTTCAGGTCGGTGATCGTGACGTACTGCGCCAGATCGGCAGCCGGGATGGCCGCGATGGCGTCGGTGACGAACTGCTCTGTCGCAAGGCCGTCAGCGACCGCCGTGCCGCCGCCGAGCGCAGCAACCCACTGACCGTTCGACTTGACGTAAAGCTGTCTAGCACACATAGGCGATCATCCCGTCGAAGGAGACGTGGGTAAATTTGCCGCCACTCGCCACTACGTTGAGTTCGCCAGAAGTGGTCAAAGTGACCGAAACGAACTTAAAGGAGAGTCCGTTTTCCTTCCCCGTGACCACCGCACTGCAATTCACCAGCGGCTTCGGCAGCGAGGCCGGGAGAGTGCGAACGGTGGTGAAGGTTCCGTTAGACGAGTAGGTGAAAACCAGTTCTCCACGCAGGAGGAGAACGCCGTTGGTCTGTTTGGCTTCGATCAGGCCCGTGCCCTTGACGACGACGAGCGGCGTCCAATCGAAATCAGGTGGTGGGGTCTTCCCACCAGCGATCATCGTGCGGACGATCTCGCGAACCTCTGGCTCGGTCAGGGACTTCGTTTGCGGCTGACCCTCAATGACCGGCTGCGTAACGGGCGCGGCAACGCGAGCAACCTCCGGGCCGAGCCACAGGTCGCCGTTCTTGCCGACAGGCTCCGCGTCCTGCTCATAGACAATCGGCAGTTCTTCGGTCTTGGAGTATCCCGTCAGGTCAACGTCGCCAACCGCAACGTCTGCAAGCAGTGCGTCAATTTCAACGTCCGAGTACACGCCCGAGATCCCCTTCGCAAAGCGAGTGGACTCAGGGACGACCGTGACCGGAGCGGGTCGAGTAGGGGCGGGCATGGCTATTCCTCAATGATTGGCAGCAGGTATCGCTTGCCACCGACGATCACCGCGATCCCGCCCACAAGGTAAGGCTGGGTGATCTCGGTTCCGGCTTCGTTAAAGCCGATGATCGTGCCGTCGAGTTGCTTCGTGACGGGGGCGTCTGCGTAGGTGAACAGCGGAGTGGGCGAGCCAGCAGGTGCCTCAATCAACGGCAGCAAAAACCGCTTGCCGCCAATCAGCACTGGAACTCCACCGACGAGATAAGGCTGGTGAATCTCCATGCCGTCTGCCGTGAGTCCGATGGGCAGGCCGTTGGGCTGCTCAACGACAGGGGCGTCGGCGTAGACCGGCGGGTTGGTGCTGCTGAACGTCGAGGTCGGCGTGGTGCCAAGCTGCGACAGCACCCACTCCTCTGTCGCTACGTTCTCTTCAGTGATCGCTCGGAGCGGAGTGCCGTCCACCCGGAGCGTGAGCTTGGCAGTGCCGTCTGGGTTGGAAGTGATGTACAGCGTGTTCGGGCCGTCGAGGTCGATGGCCTTCGGGGCGATGACCTGCCCCTTGATGGCAGCGAGAACGTCCACCGACCCGCCGCCAGCATCGCCGGTCGGGTCGATCCATAGCGTGCCGATCTCGGAGGCCGGGGCTGGTTCGGTCTCGGACACGATGTGTAGGTCGGGCGCAGCGCCGCCGCCAACGGCAACAGGCGTCCACTTGCCGCCATCCCACACGTTGAGTTTGAGGGCGTCAGCCATTATTCCACCGGGATTGAGATGCCGTCGAAGACGACCGTGTTGCAGTTGGGCGCGTCCAGAAACAACTCGCCGTTGGTCTTGATGGTCAACTTGCCGGGAAGCGGAGTCGTTGACCCGTCCTCGTTTCCAAAGACCAGCACCGTGTAGTCAAAGGCAGGACGCGGAACACCGGCTGGCAGGTCGGCAATCTTCTGGGCCGGAATGAAACCGAACTGGGAGGTGTAGGTGCCGCGAATGTGGATCGACCCGCTGAAGGCTCGGGCGAAGCCATTGACGGTCACGCCAAAGGAAATCTGCGCAGTGAGCTTCTGCCACGCCAGCGGAGCAACAACAGGTTCTGGCTTCGGCAGCTTGTCGATAGCGTTGTCGATGAGGTCTTGCACCTGCGGCGTGGTCAGCCCGCTGTCCGCAGGTGGCGGCAGCTTGGAGAGCTTGTCCGCGACGACAGCCTCGACCTCTTGAAGGGTCAGGCCGTCCTTGCCGGTGGCAGGGGCGGGCACAGGCTCCAGCCAGAGATCGCCCTTCCGGTTGGCGGTCGGGGCAGCGGGCGCCTCGAACACCGTGACCGACTCGCCGTCCAGCCCCGGGGCGCCGTCGGCCCCAGGCGGCCCATCAACGCCGGCTGGCCCCTCGACCGTGCCGACGATGTCGAGCAGCTGCTTGACGGTGATCCGCTGCGTAGTGGCGCCGTTCACCACCGGCAAGATGCTGGTGGCGACGGGCGTGCCCGCGGGCAGCTGGCTTATCTTTGTGTCGGCCATTTAAGTGCTTTGCTCTTTGCGCAGCTTGTCGCCGTTCTCGCGCAGGAGGATGAAGTCGTTCTCCAGCTTGATGCGGTACGTCACCCGTGGAGGTGGCGGCCCGACCGGCCCCCCGCCGGCCGACCTGCGGATCGGACGCAGGAGTCGAACGCTCTGGGCCATCAGCTGCTGACCGCGATGACGGCCTCCCCATCGACGCCGGTCGGGATGATGAACGGACAGGCGAAGAGCGCGGCCGGAACGTCGAAGGAGTTGCCCTCCGAGACAGCCGTCTCGGCCGGCTTGCCGTCAGCGTCGTAGGCCGGGAACGTGTCGCCGTTCACGTCGTAGGCGGCGTGCCAGACGATGGTGCCCGACCCCTCCAGAATGAAGAGCATGGCGCCAGCCACGGCCCCGAACGGGAGCCGCTGGGCCTCGGCCGGGTCGGCGGAGAGCTTGATCTTGTAGTGCGAATTCAGGCGCTCAAAGCGTGCCATGGGGCCTCCCGGGGGACGGCGGTGCTACTGGGTTTGTGGCCCGGGGCAGGCCGAAACCAGCAGCGGCCCGGGAGGGCCTAGAGCTTGCGCTTCAGGGCGTGCCGCTTCTTCACGGCCTCGACCGCATCCCGGCGCTTCATCCCGGGGTTGGCGGCCATTTCCTTCTTGGTTAGCTCCTTCACCAGCCGCGGGGCCATGTCGACCCGCTTTACCGGAGCCCCCTCCGGCGGCTCGTAGTTGATCGTCCCGCGCAGCTGGAGCCGGCGCTTCTTGGCGACCCGGAGCACGTCGTCCCGGCTGGAAACCCACGCCTCGGGATCGCCGCCGCCTCGCTTGTCCGCGATTCCGCTCATGTAGAACCGGCCCGCCGTGTTAATGCCTGCCCGCTTGGCGTCCCGCAGGAGGCGCTGGGCCTGCCGCTTGGGGAGCCGATCCATCCAGTTGCCGTCGAGGTGCCCCTCTTGGAACGTGCGATCCACGCCCATAGTGCCTGGGGCGATCTGGCATGCGACCATGATCGCGAACGGCTCGCCGTACCCGGCTGCCATCGCGTTGCGGTAGCGCTGCTTGGCATCCTCATCCAGGCGGCGCACCTCGAACGGGAGCACCTCGACCGGCTCGGGCATCGGGAGCGGCTCCGGTATCTCGACGGGCACGTCCGCACGAGTCAGGCCAGCGGCTGCGAGGATGCGGGATACGATGCTCATGGGGCCATCTCCTGGGCGAATGTCACGATGTCGAACGCTTGAGTGCCGCCGGCCCGCAGGTAGGCTGCGGCCTTCTCAAGTAGCTCAGGGGAGTCTTGGAACTTCCCGAGGCCGGTGTTGCAAAGGGTGCACAAGAGACCCCTGACAAAGCCGTTGGCGTGATCGTGATCAACGGCAAGACGCCTACCAGACTTGCAAGGCTTGCCGCAGATCGCGCACCCGCCCTGGCCCTCTTCCATGGCGTCATATTGCGCAGGGTGCAGGCAGAAGGTCGTTTGCAGCTTTCGCGCCCGATCAGCCTCTGGGTTGGCTGCTCTGTACTGCCGGCACTTCTCCCGCAGCTTGTCGCGGTTGGCCGCCTGATACTCCCGCTTCTTGGCGAGAATGTCGTCGCGCTTGCGCCAATAGCGCTCTTTCTTGCGGGCCGCAATAGCCTCTTTGTTTGCCGCTCGATAAGCCCTGTTTTTCTTCGCGTACTCCTCACGCCTCTCGCTATACCGGGCCGCGTGGTAGGCGCTTCGGGCATCGGCCGTCGCAGCCCGATAAGCCTGCTTGCCCTCGGGCGCGGCGGCGTACTGGTCTCGCATCCTCTTCAGGACGCGCTCCCGGTTGGCAGCGTAGTAGGCACGCTGGCACTCCCGCTTGCGCGCGCGCGCAGCCTCTTTCTGCTCGGCGGTGAGTGCCGTCCTGGGCATCAGTCGTCAGGCAGCTGGCGGCGGAGAAGGGGCCCCCGCCGCGGCTTCGTCGCCCGGCGGTGAAGGAGGAGCACCAGCGGGCGGAGCCGGCGGCGGGGGCGGAGGCGGAGCTAAGAGATAGTTCGAGGCGTCTAGGTCGTTGGCGGCAGCCCAGTCGGAGATGAGAGCGTTCCAAGGGCCGACGTTGCCTTGAGCGGCTTGGCCTTGCAGGGCGGGGCCGAGCACCTGAAGGGCTTGGTTCATCTGATCGATGCGCGCGTCTTTGTTAATGCGCCGGGCCGAGCCAGACTCGATGCGGTACTCGAACTCCCGCGCGATGGAGCCAGTCGGGTCGCCGTCCTGCGCGGACATGTGCATCCGCCAAGCCTCTGCGCCGAGAGGCCCGAGTATCGGCGCCACGTCCTGGGGCTGGAGCAGCCATCGGGCGGCAAGGGCTTCCTTCTCTGCTGCTTGGCCCATCCAGTCCTCCACGCTGTTAGCCAGATCGTCTGGCCTAATCTGGAGGTTGCCCTGCTTGGCGTTAGCCTCGCTGGCACTGCGCATCGACGCCTTGGTTTGGCCGTACACAAGCTCGGTCAACCCGATCCGCTTGTCGAAGAGGTCGCTGACGGCGGCGATGATCTGCCAGAGGTCAGTTGAGACGTTCGGATGCTGGAACACCGAGATCACGTCGCCGACGCTGCGGCCGAGTGCTTCGGCAAGTTCCACGATCTTGAAGCCGTTCTCGGACGGGGCGAGCAGCTGCTGCTTCAGGTCTTGGTCGGCCGCCTTGGAAACGCCGATCATCGTCTCGCAGGAAATGGCGATGCGCTGCATAAGGAAGGACAGCGCCCACTGGAGGAAGCGAAGCTCCCCGATCCCGGGCTTGACGTAAGAAATCGGCCACAGGGCTCCTGGCTTGACGTTCGGCGCCCACATGCTGAACGGCCAGCCCTGCGAGTTGGCGGCCCAGAACGGGATCGGCCACGCAGCGCGGGCTCGCAGGGAGCCGGGCAGGCCATCCTCGTCGGGCTGCTCCTTCAGCACGGACGGCGGGATGTTCAGCGGGAACTCCACCCCCTCGCTGACGACGAGATAGCAGTAGTCGCCCAGCGGATCGAAGAGGCCGCGGTCTTCCTTCTTGGCGCCCTTCAGCCGGTCGCCGAATCCGCACTTCGACCAAATCTTCCAGAACGTCACGAGGTCGTTTGTCTTCCCCGTGCGCTGCTTCTGCCCCTGCTGCCGGTTGTTGTGCGTGTCCTCGCTCTGCCGGCCCGTGGAGGAGTACGACTCCAAGTTGGGCTTGAGGTCGTCGCGGGACAGGTCAAACATTGCGGCGACCTGATCGATGGGCAGGATGCACCGACGGGCGCACCACTGAATCTCCTGAATCACCTGCGCGTCGGGGTCGAGCAGCAGGTTGTCCACTGAGTCGTGGAACGAACCGACAAGCATCGTCGGCTGGGCCGGCGGCACGTTGTCCACTGAGACGGCTTCAGTCCACAGCACCCCGGCGCCCTTGATGATCCCCTCGTCAATGGCGCGCTTGGCGTTGGTCTTCAAATCAAGTTCGACCGGCGAGTAGTTCAAGTAGCCTTCCAGCAGCTGGGCCTGGAGCTTCTTCTTCTCCTCCTGAAGGCCGACGGCCTGGGAGGTCTGGACGTACATGTCGACCTGCGGGTCGGGAGTCGGCTGCCCGGTCATCGGGTCGACCTGATACGCCTGCGGGTTGATGCCGAGCATCTCCGGTGGCACGACGGGGAACTTCCGCGGCGTGACCGTGCGGGTCGGATTGCGGGCGTACAGCACCGCGCCGATGAGCTTGACGGCCTCGAAAACACGGTTGATAGAGATTCTGAAGGCGGGCGCAGGGGTCGGGCGGCTGGACAGCGTCAGGCCAGGGCGGCCGGTGTTGTTCAGCAGCGACCACACGCCAGCCCCGTCAAAGAAGCCCATGGCCTCTTTGGCGTCGGCGTCGAACGTGGCCTTCGCCTTCCGCGCAGCAGAGAGCTTCCCCAGCCACGCCTTGGCAATCGGACGCAGCGGCGAATCAGGATCGAGCTTCTCCTGCTTCGTCTGCGGATCGAGAGGGGCGTCACCGCCCAGCTGCATCCCGTTGTCCTCGACCATCATTCACCTTTCTTCGAGCCACGCGCCAGCAGGGTGACCACCTGCGGCAGCAGCGTGTCGAGCTTGCGGAGGAGTTCCGCTCGGGGATGGAGGCGGTATGCGCCCCATTGGCGCCAGCCGGCGTTCTCCTGGAGGCCGGGGTCGTCCACATGCCTGACGCTGGGCTTCTCAATGAAGCCCTGGTCGGGAGAGAACGTGAGGATGCTGACCGTGCTCACGCCAGGACGGCGGCACACCCAGCCGAGGATCGGCTCCTTCTGGTCGAGCACCGAGGAGTAGTACAGCACCTCGTCGCCCAACTCGATGTGGGGCATCTTCCACTCAGACCCATTCAGCGAACTCATTGGCGTTACCCTCCATTTCGGCAGCGGTCAGATCAGACTGCGGGCCCAGGTAGGTGAAGCTCGCTGGCTTCTGCCGCTGGCGCCGGCGCTCCATGAATTCAATCATCCACTGAGGCATCCCTTCTGCCTCGTCCTTTTTGCGCGGCGCGACGAATTTGGGCTCCGACGCAATCAGGTACTCCATGCATTGCACGGCATGGCACTCGCCCTTCGTGTTCGGCTCATCGCCGACGATGGTGACTCCGTTGACGAGCACTGACTTCTTCCGGTAGCGCTTGAGTTCGCGCTCAAGGTTTGGGCAGCTGCCCCGGATTACCCGCAGCCGCGTCGTGCCGTCGGGCCGGATATGCAGGGCGCTCCGAACAGCACTCGTTCGCGCCGACACGTCGTCGCAGCCGGCCATGAACGCAGACCCCGTCGTCTGCGACCTCACCCCATGCTTCCTGAGTTCTTCTACATACTGCACCACCACCTGCCGGCCGGAGCCGATGTCTCGGAGCCGGCCGCCGTGCATGTCGATGATGAAGCTGTAGAAGTCCTGCCCCCTGGTGGCCTCCTTGAACTTCTCCCCGAACGTCACGGCAGAGCACTGCCGGATGTACATCTCGTCGTAGACCACGACGCTCTTCCCGTCGGGCGGGACGGCCAGGAAGAGGGCGGCGCAGACTTGGTGCCCCGGATCGACCGCGGCGTATCGCGTCCAATCCGCCGGGATCATTCCCCCAGGCAGGTCGTCCTTGTTCATGCCGTGGGTCAGCATGTTGAAGGAGGGGTAGACGAGGATGCTGTCCGTGACGAACGCACCCTCGGAGCGCATCCGCAGAACGTCCTCGCCAGCTGCCGCCCACCGCTCGATTGCCTTGGCCTTCTCAGAGGCATCTATGTGGACGTTGTCGAGGAACCGGAGCGTGAACTTCTTGATGTTGGGATTCGGGATGCCCGCCTCCTCCACCCGCTCCGCCCGCTCGGACAGGCTCAGGAGGGACTCCGACTTGGAGTGCGGCATAGCGCTCCACCGGAACTTTCCTTTCCGGTCGGCCAGACGCGCCTGCATCTCGGGCACCCACTGGTCATTCACAATGTCCTCGTCACACCAAACAAGGTCGGCCTGAAAACCTTGCGGCGGCTCGCCCTCGCTGGAGAAGAAGAAGATGCGCCAGCCGTTCGTGAGTTCGATGTTGTTGCAGTAGTTCGCAGATTTCAGAACCCAGCTGATGTTCTTG